GGTGGCTCCGGCATTTTGGGTGATCCAATGCACATTTAAGTGTCCTCTATCTTTTGGAGTAGATACTCAACAACTTCTCGCTGACCAGCACGAAACATGATGGTGGAGATACTGTCAGAGGGTTGAGGTAGATAGTGCGGAAATACAAGGTCGAGTTCCTCACACAATTTAGGAAGGAACTCAACACCACCAAACACATCCTCGCGGGAGAGTTCAGCCATATTTGGGGAGATTGTTATTCGATGCCTCAAAAAAAGCCGGCATTCTGGCTCTCTGTGTCTCGACCAGTTCAGGAGCTTTGCCCTGGTAGTAGAGATTGTCAGAGGCCTTTAGCCAGTAGTCTTTGTTGAGGTACTGGTTACTAGGAGTACCTAAAAGATCCATCGCCCAGTGGACCGTAGCTTTACGGAGTTTGTTAAGCGCAGGGGTTGCCTGTTCTCCTAGGTCTTTGGCAACCATGGCGTGGAGAAGCGTGTGAACTTGTTCGTCTCTTGATATATCGCTAGCGACTGTTCTTAGACCCATTGATCCATTGAACCTGAAGAAGGGTAGCAACACGAAGAACACGGAGCGTTCAAGAATCGCCGTTTTGAGGATCGGGTGGGAAGGGTTAGACAACCAAGCCTCACGAATCCTTTGGGCCTCCCTTTCAGCCCGCTCGTCAACGCCGTGAGCATCAACCACGAACTGAAGAGCACGATCATGCTTCTCCTCATCATTCTGATTTGAACGAAGGGCGGGGATGATGCCAGGGTCGTCAGGGAGCTCACGCTCTAGACCCTGTTGGAGCATCTCTTTTACGGGGAGCTCAAGAGTGCGTAAGGCGAGGCACCTTTTCAGGGTGTCATCACTACCTTCCGCAACTTCTCCTTTATCAATAGCGACTGGTGTCCACGTTCTTTTGCGGGACAGAATTTTCAAATACTCGGACATTACTCAGCACAAGATGAACAGAATTGATCCTCCAGGTCGAAGAGCGTTGAGTAGTCGCTACCGTCCTCTAGGAGGGCAGTAACGTCATCTTTGCGGAGAGTATCCGGCATGACCTGAAGCGCGTAATACAGGCTTGTCTGAGGGCTACTCAGCCAGTCCTGGATGAAGGCTTGGTCGTAGGTCACGACGTCACTCCAACTATTGAAGCTGTACCCATGGAACAGCCCCGTGTTTTCAAAGGTTCGGCAGATCTCGTCCGCCACCCGCTTGTAATAACACCACCCGACTTCGCTGGCGATTTCTACTTCGCCATAGTCGAATGATTGGACTCCAAAAGTGCCGCTATCCCGGTCGACCACGCGAGAGATAGGAGGAGCAATCTCAGGAGCTGTGGTAAACCCATTGAGGTCTTTGTATTTATAGGAGCAACTTGCAGTTGGAGCGATCGTGAAAGCTCTCTCCATGTTTGCGGCACGAGCAATCTGTGCTGCACCTTCAACTGCTGCCACCCACTCCTGGGCCAGGACGATTGCAGGAGTCTGCTCAAAGTCCAGTCCCTTATTGACGGCTTCGAGGGCTTCACCAAAGGCGGCGTAGGAGACTCCGTGGTAAGCCAAGAAATTAGCCAACCCGAGAACACCGAGGCCAACCTGTCGGTCAACGTCGGGCGATAAGTATTCACCCGTATCACCAACGCCTGTTTGTCCGTGGAGAGCGACCAGTTCGGACATGCCTTGGATAAAAGCTGGCCGTAGATCTTCCACATTGCAGGCTCCAAGTTGCACATGTTGAAGTAAACAAGTGCCTCTACTTTTGAGGTATATCTCGAGGCAAACGTTCCCGTAAATACGCTCACCGTCGGCCCCATATTTGACCTTGTTGAGCCAGATATCACCAGCCTGGATTGCTTTGAAGATCTTGTTCTGAACTTGTTCAGTAAGGTCATCCCACCACTCCTGTGTAATATCAATGCACTTCTTTACCCATGGAAGTTCTTCACGGGTCGCGTCAATAAACTCTTCTAGGTCTGCACAATTTGCGTCAATATGAATAACGCAAGCTCCGTTTTTGTATGTGCCACCTCTTCTAAGTACCTCGTTAAGAGTGGAGTACACCCTTGCAAACGACACTGGGCCACTAGCGACAAGGCCCTTTCCGTTCTCTGTACCCCTTGGACGGAGTTCAGATAAGTGAACAGCGACTCCGGCCGCATTCCGTAAGGCGTGAGACACGAAGCGCCAGCTGGCCTCAAGCCCTTCTGGTCCCTCCATTGAATCGGCACATTTGAAGACTGTGCAGCTGACTGGGAGCCTTGATTCGGGGTCGTCGAGCCATGATTGGACCCGACCGGTTCGTGCAACATAATCGGGCATCAAACTAGATCAATAAGGTTTGCAGGTTGATAGTTAGGCCCTTTCAGGACCTTGCCGTCTTGGCGCTTTAGAGGCTTGCCGTCGACGAGTTTGGAGAGGTTAGATTTGTGGACTCGATCCAGTGCTTCATCGAGCTCCCAGCCAGCAGCGGCTGCATATTGAAACGCCACATAGACCAAGTCGGCGAGCTCTTTTAGAGCAGCCTCCCGAGCCCGGATGTTTTGTTTGTTGTAAATAGCCTCCAGGTGGGCGTCTAAGAACTCAGTTGATTCTTCTTCAATCAGTGCAGCCTGGGTTCTCAGTGTCTCGGCATGGAAGCGGCCGGACGGTTGACCCATAATCTCCCTGAACTTCAGAGCTTGGCCCAAGAGGTCGGGTAGTGTCGCGGTCATAGGTGATGTGGATAAGTTTGGTGAGATAAGCGCGGGCTTTGAGTAAATCGTCGAGCTTGGATTCTTCTGCTTTCGCTCCGGCGCGGCAGATGTATTTGATCACGTTACCTTCGAGAAAATTAAGGTCCTGGTCAGCAATAAAATCCCAGACCTGAATCTTTCCCAGTTGGTAGTGGGAGGGAGAGAACTTGTTCATGGTGTAAAGAGGATCGGCTTTTGTTTCTTTGCATCCCAGTCTTTAACTTGCAGGATGCGAGCGAGGCGTAGATTCTTCAGTGCTTCTGCTTCAGACAGTCCGCACTTTTCAAATGTGTCAACCACTGTTCGCCAGTAATTCCCTTCACAATTACTAAGTACAGCAGTAGCACGCTTAGGGCCGATACCAGGAGCACCGCTAAAACCGTCAACGCTGTCGCCAGTAAGGCACTGGAAGTAGAGTCTAAATTCAGCCTCTTCCGGCGTTTGCGTAAACTCATTTTTAAGATTGAAAATCCGACATGGGATTTGCTCCATATCTTTGTCTGGTGAGATAAGAACAAAGTTGGAGATATCACCCTTGGTGGCAGCAATTCCTAGTGCGTCGTCAGCTTCTAAGCCAGGCAACAGCACGCTCTTCCACGTGTCCATACACCACCTTTTGAGTTTCAGGTAGCCAGCAGGTTTGCGCCTTGTCCGGTTGCCTTTATAGGTGGGGTCGATGTCCTTTCGGAAGTTCTTGGTGTCTGTCCAGAAGAGGATGAAGTCGTCACTTTCAAAACGATCTTTGAAGTCCTGCAGGCTTTGCCTAACAATTCTTCGGCCTCTGAGGTGGTCACCAACAATGACCGTCAGATCAGAGCTGAATTCGAGCTCTTCTTCTGCAGCTTGTGCGGCGCGATAGCAGAAGAAATCCATGTCCACCAATAAGGTGGGAGGCTTAAGACTCATGGTGCTTAGTGTAAGTGAATGGGACTTCAGATCTCGACCAGAAGTCAGTGAGCTCTTCCGGAAACCGGTTGCGGATCCACTGAACTTTCCAGTTGGAAATGTCACCCGTAGGGATTACAAGTACAGGGATAACTGGGTCTTTCACTTTGTCTGTATTGCCCCGCCAGGAGCCCATCGAGTTAGGCCGGGCAAGCTTGACGTCGAGCTGATAAGCGATGCTGTCGAGCACCATGATCAGATCAGACGAGCCAGTGCAATTGAGGTTTGGGTAAACCTCTGCACCCTTCCAGGCAGCCAATAAGGCGACCCAATGTTCGGCCATATCTCCGAGCCTCGACGGGCCTGGGCTAGTGGCAGTCCGCCCAGGAGTTACCTTTTTGAGCCTCTGAGTCAAGCTCGCAACGGAATTTATAGGTGTGTTGAACATCTTTCATTGCTGCGGTGATTAAAAACATGGCCTTGTCTGCGTGCTCAGGTGCTACCGA